AGTACAACGACGGCTCTCCACCGCTATCCTTCTTCCAGCCTAGCAGCAACGCGCAAGAGCTTATGGCCGTTTTTGAGAAGTTCTCAGAGCGTGCTGACGAAGACACAATGATTCCAAAGTACATGACGGGCGGACACACGCCGGGGGCTGGTAGAACAAGCTCAGGACTGTCCATGATGATCTCTAACGCCGGTAAAGGCATTAAGCAGGTAATCAATAACATAGACAAGAAAGTCATCGTACCGGCCATTGAGCGCCTTTATCACGACAACCTGCGATACGCAGATGACCCTGATTTGGTAGGCGACTTGAACATTAGCGCACGCGGCGCTAGCAGCTTGGTAGTTAAGGAAGCTGAAGCCATCCGTAAGAACGAGTTCTTGCAGTTAGTGCTTAACAGCCCGATGGCGCAACAGATTGTGGGTATGGATGGGGCAGCGGAACTTCTACGTGACGCGGCGCTCAACCTTAATACCAACCCTGATAGGATCGTTCCTGATCGTGAGAAAGCCAGCCAGCTACAGCAGCAGTCGCAGATTATCGCGCAGCTACAAGAGCAGCTAGCGATGCTTACTGGGCAAGGTCAGCAGCAAGGTCAGCAGCAAGGCCCAGCTATGCAGCCGAAGAATATGCTCCCAGATGGCTCGCAAGTAGGCGGCAGAGAAGGAAATACTATGTCGCCAAGGCCTAACGGGGCTTGACGGACATATCAGGGAGTAGTATATAATGACCATGTTTATAGGGCACAAGCCTAAGAAGAAGCACGTACAGGCGCTTTACCACTGCAAAGTAGCAGATAATGCCGCCTTACTGGAGCTTTTTGAAGCTAAGCTAGCCGAGGTTAAAGACTCGCTAGTTTTAGCGGATGATCCGGTAATGATACATAGGCTTCAAGGCAAGGCTAGTGTCCTGAAAGAATTCCTCGAAGCGGTTGAGAAATCGCAAGAGGTGTTAGCGCGTCTATAAAGACGCTTTTTTAATCCTAGCAAACCATTACGTCAGCGGCACACCGTTATAGGAGCTAAAGACAGAGTTGGAGCTTAAAGGAGATTGTTATGGCTTTACCCAAGCAAGTGCAAAGACAGATGGAAGAGATTGAAGCAATAGAAAAGCAGCTGAAAGGTGAGACAGAGGTTACAGACGAAGCACCCGATACTGACACAGTAGAAAAGGTCGTTGAAACCCTAGAAGCACCCGAAGCACAGCCAGTAGTTGAAGAAACTCCAGAACCTGAAGTTGCTGAGCTTGAAGAACAGCCTAAAAAACCAGACGAAGACGCTGCTGTATGGAAGCAAAAGTACAAAACCCTTCAGGGTATGTACGATAAAGAGGTTCCGCAGCTACATTCCAAAGTAAAAGACATGTCAACCCAGCTCGAAGAGCTACAAGCATCTCTTAAAACTAAGGAAGCAGTTGTTAAGCAAGCTGAAAAACTGGTGACAGATGATGACGTCAAAAACTTTGGCGAAGACCTTATTGAAGTTCAGCGTAAGGTTGCGCGCGAAGTTGCTGCTGAATTCCAGATAAAACTGGATACTATGCAGTCGGAAAATGACAAGATGCGTGAGCAACTTGGTACTACTGACAGCAGAGTAGCGGAGAGTTCTTTTCAGAATCGTTTACATCGACTAGTCCCTGATTTCGATCAGTTAAACGACAACCCCAAGTGGGTTGCGTGGTTAGACGAAGTAGACCCAGTGTTAAGAGGCCCCCGCCGTTCGGTAGCGCAACAAGCGTTTGCCACAGGTGACGCAGAAGGTGTAGCACACTACGTTGACATGTTCCGGTCAGGTCAAGTAGAGCCAACACCCGACGAGAAACCCAAGCAAACACAAGAGCTTGAACGTCAGATTCAGCCTAGTCGTACCGCATCTAGTTCCACTACAACGTCGCAGTCAGGCAAGAATTACACTAACGCCCAAATTGAGCGTATGTTTAAGAAAGCCGCGACACTGAATGGGTCTGGTAAGTTCGATGAAGCTAACAAACTTGAAGCTGAAATTGATGCTGCATTCACGAATGGTCGTGTTTCGGCATAACCTAACTCTTAATCTTTTGGAGGCCAATCATGGCTATTGTATATCCCGTAACAGGTAGTGGCGCGTTTGACACTACTCCTTCGTACTCCGGTGCGTTTATCCCAACTCTTTGGTCAGGCAAGCTGCTGTCCAAGTTTTACCAGAACACCATCCTTTCTGAAGTCACCAACACTGACTACGAAGGCGAGCTTAAGAACCAAGGCGATACCGTACGTATCCGTCTGGCTCCTTCTATCAGCATCTCTGACTACACTGTTGGCCAGAACTTGTCCTACGAAGTTCCTACTCCGAGCTTCCAAGACATGCAGGTTAACAAAGGTAAGTACTTCGGCGTTCAGGTAAACGACGTACTGGCATATCAGGCCGACATGGACTTAATGAACATGTTCACCGAAGATGCTGCTAAGCAGTTGAAAATCTCCATCGAAAACGAAGTGTTCTTTAACTCTTTCGTAACCGAAGGCCCAGCTGCTGCTAACGAAGGTGGTACTGCCGGTGCTATCTCAGCTGCCTACAACCTAGGTACTGATATTGCTCCTATCGACCAAGATACTGCTGGTAACATCCTCAAAGCTATCCTGCGTATGTCTACTGCACTTGACGAGCAGAACGTTCCTGAAGATGACCGTTTCTTGATCATCTCTCCATTCGACCGTCACCTGTTGATGCAGTCTGATATTGCTCAGGCCTACTTCACTGGCGATCAGTCAAGTGTTGTTCGTACTGGTAAGATCGGTATGTTGGATCGTTTCAATGTATACGTTTCTAACCTTCTGCCTAAAGGCGCTGCTGGTAAGGCTTTAGTTGCTGGCCTTTCACCTGTCGCTGGCGGTGCTACTCTTACTAACGCAAAAGCTCGTCGTACCATGATTGCCGGTACTAAGGCTGCTGTATCTTTCGCTATGACTGTTGATAAGACTGAGCCATTGCGCAACCAGACTGACTTCGGCGACATCGTTCGTGGACTGGCAGTATATGGTCGTAAAGTGGTTAAGCCTGAAGCTATGGTAGTAGCCCAGATTGGTGCTGCTAGCTAGGTTAGTGTTACAATCAAGGGGGCCAGTCGGCCCCCTTTTTTATTGACGGAGAAAAAGCATGAACGTTCTAAAATTCCTAGCGGAAACGAGCGGTGAAATTTTAGCTAACAAAGGCCGCGTAACACACAACGGCAAGATAATTATTGTAGCCCGACTCATAGACAATGAGTGGGAGCCGACCGAAGCTGGCGTAAAGCTGGAGACGGAATTAAATATAGCTAAGGCGGAAAAAGAAGCCGCTAAACCTAAAGTGGCACCCGTGGCGGACAAATCAGTAACAAGTGCTCGTAAAACCAAGGTATAATTGGTAGAATTGCACAAACGTTATAGCACCTAGGTCGAGCCATGATAAGCATAGACAGCTTTTTTCCACGCGTATTACCCTACGTAATAGGGTGCTCCGAGCCTTTAGCTCGACAGGCTATTCTCGACTCCGCTATAAAGTTCTGTGATTCTTCGCTTACACTGCGCCAGACCTCAGATGCTTTTAAGACTGTTAAAGGCCTTAAAGGGTATGACTTGGAAACCCCTAACAACCAGCTTAGGGTTTCTAGGGTTATTAGCGTTACTGTGGACGGCAGAGAAATAGGCGGCATCTTTGAAGAAGATGTGCCGATGTACGACACTGCTATAACGGGCAAACCAACTGGGTTTTTTACGACTAGAGTGGACTCTGAGTTAGTTCTTAACTTTTATCCGCTACCAGACGACGCTTATTCCGTCGTGGTTACAGCTGCTTACGCCCCTACAATGTTAGCTAGCACAGTAGAGAACGACCTGTTTGACTACTGGAGTGAGGGCATTGTTGCCGGAGCGGTTTCTAAGCTGGCCGGAATACCTAACATGCCGTTTACTAACGAGCTTTTAGCCGCAAACATGGGAATGCTAGCGGATAAGAAATGCTCACAAGGCAAAATAGAAAGCTACCATGGAAGAATCCGTGGCGGTACGCGCGTTAAACCTAGACCATTAGTGAGGTAAACTATGGCACTTTCAGCACAATCAATTATCCGCCGTGTAGTAGATACCTTACAGGATACTACGTCGGTAAGATGGCCAATCCCTGAGCTAGTACGCTACCTCAACGACGGCCAACGAGAAGTTATTTTATATCGCCCGGACGCTTCTATTAAGAACGCGGCTAAAACTTGTGTGGCTGGCGCGAAGCAGTCGCTGCCTACAGATGGCGCGAAGCTAATCGACATCATACGAAACTCCGCTGTCTCTAGTAATAACTCATCGGTTAGGATGGTTCCTCGTGAAGTCTTAGACTCGCAGATTCCTAATTGGTATAACCTCGCAGGCAATGTCAGCGCGGTTCACTACACTTACGACCCTCGTGACCCCAAAGTTTTCTTTGTTTACCCGCCTGCGCTGGTAACCACCATCCTAGATATTAGCTACTCAGCTTACCCTACCGACGTAGCTGAGCCTGCCGATGGTTCTGACTTCACTGACGTAACTGGTAACATCGACTTGCCAGACATTTATGGCAACATCGTCATGGATTACATCCTTTACCGCGCGTACACCAAAGATAGTGAATACGCTGGCAACGCGCAACGTGCGCAGGCCCACTACGGCGCTTTCGGTAATGCTCTAGGCGTAGAGATTAAAGGATTAACCGGAGTTAGTCC